GATATTGGAGTTAATGCCGGGAATTGTACAATTCCTGAAGTACATTCCTATTCTAATGGTTTTGGCGGGTATTGGGTACGGTGCATTTTATTGGAGTCAGAATTATAAAGATCCCTACAAGTGTGTGGATAATCAAATTTACGAACAAGTGAGAATGGACTCTAATGTGTATGAATTCAAAGGTGGTTATTGTGTGGATGGGGACGTAAAATGAGGAATCACTATTGGACCTGTGGTAAGTTTGCAGATTGGTTGCGTGGCACACCTAATCCTGGCGCTCTTACCTCTTCGGACTGGAAAAAGTGGCACAAACAAGCCCAAGCAGCACACCCTGTTCGTTATTGGTTAGCCGATGATGGATTAGATTATCTACAAAAGTTCGTTTTCTACATTCCGGATAAACTTTATGATATTAAATATTACATTAATAATCGCTGGGTCTCTCGTTGTCATCAGCTTACAGCACATCCAAAGGACATTAAACCAGGGCAGTGGACGGACGTTGGCAATCGCTTCCTTCCTTGTCTGTTTAACGAGCTTGTGGATTTTGTTGAAGTAGAACTGGCATGGTGGCATATTGCTTGGTCAGATAAAGATTTAAAAAACAAATACGAAGCTCCATTCTGGGCAACTGGATGGTTTCGTTGGCGTTCATGGCGTAACGTACAGGCAGGCCTGGACAATCTAGAATGGCAGCGCAATTTACGTTGGAAAGAAGATGAAGTTAGTAACCCAAGCAGTATCGGAGAACTTACCCCACAGGCCGTTAATGCACAAGAGATGTTGGACTTGTATCGGTGGTGGACTGAAGAACGTCCCCAACGTGTGGAGCCCATGGAAGCCAGTGGTTGGAGTGCCTACTGTGAAAGTAAACGTAAAGCAGGCGGTAGCGTATTAGATATTCTTGACGACGATGATGGCAATCCTATTGATACCACGCCCATGCACGACAAAATACGGGAGTTGGAAGATAAGTACGACAAGGAGGATGAGGACATGATGATACGCCTGATCAAAATACGAAGTGCGCTCTGGACATAAAGGAAAATATATCGTGGCTGCTTATAAAAGTTTAATACTTGACGTGTTAGAAATGCATAAAGACGGAAATTCTCCGGTGTTAATTGCCCGTGCTCTGGGTATAGATGTAGAACAAGTTGAACAAATTATTCGTGATTATTCTTAGGAACCAATATGTTATTTGATATTCTCTTTACTGCTTTGGGTGTTTATGTTTTATATCAACTACTAAAAGCCTGGTTAATCGTACATGAAATTAAATCATCTGTTGCTGAAACTGTTAGCATACTAGAAGAGCAATCAAAATACAGAATGGTATCGTTTGAACAGGTTGAGCACAATGGATATAATGTTGTTCTTTGTTACGATAACGACAATAACTTTGTTGCACAAGGCGCGACCAAAGAAGAAGTAATTGAACTAGCACAACAACTGTATCCGAATCAAAATCTTGCCACACACAAAACTGAAGAACTCCAATGGATCAATTCCAAATCCGAGAAAAACTCAACCAATGGTTGATTGACTTTGTTGAAAAGCCCAATCCTTTATTAAACAACTGGCCGCCATGTCCCTACGCAAGGCAGGCCAGGGTCACTAATAAGATTAACATAGTCTTTGATAACCCGTTAATGATTGCTGATTATGTTTCCAGTCTGGACAACTTTGATGTTGTGGTACTGTGCTTTGATCATAAAAAGTATCCCGCAAGTCAGATAGCACTGTTCACAAAACACATCAACAGTATCCTGATGTGGCGAGATTATGTTGTACTGGAAGATCATCCCGATACAGAAGAAATAGTTTCAGACGTAAAAATGAACTTTGGAGAATGTGGACTTATGGTGCTGCAGCGACTAAGTAAATTAACTGTTGCATCAAACTCCCTTGATGAAAAAGGTTACTACCATACCTGGTCAAAAGAATCGTATGATGAAGTTGTTCAATGGCGAAATGATTTTCTGCCGAATTAATCTAGATAAAACTAATTATAATCATGTAATCAATTGGTCTTATATCAAAGATCCTGACACTGATGCACTCAACTTGATTTACAAAAAATACTGTCAGCACAAAAATTTTTCCAGTGTAATGCCTATTTTTGCTTCGCAGTACACTGATTCCGCAACTGATATCATAGGTTACTCCCATAATGGTACACTGGTGGCGTTTAGTCTTATTAAAAAATATGATGCCCACAATGCCGAAAGCATACAATTTGCCTGGGATTATAAACACCCTGAGTTACAATTGGGTATTCGAAGTTTGGAAAATGAATGTGCGTTATATAAATCCCTGGGATTCAGGTATTTGTATCTGGGATTGGCACACCCTTACAAGTCAAAAATTGCTGGGTACGAAATCCTGGGACCATTGACCTAATCAACTGTTTGTGTTATAATACAACTTTACAACTTAACTGGAGATCCCCGTGAGTATGCATTTAGAAGGGCCATGGCTGTCGACAACTGGCAAGCGCCGCGGCAAAAAGAAATGGTCATCTGCTGAACAAAAACAACAATCAGAACAACTGGATGCAGAATGGAACAAACTTAAAAGTCGTCATGTAACAGCAAGAAATATAACTAATAAATCAATGAAAAAAACATACAGTCCCCCGAGTAATCCCCGGCTGGCAGAACTACGCCAACTTCCCAGTCTGGACACTGGACATAAGGGTGCTGTCGCTACCAAGCAGCCCATGCAATACACCGGCGATAAAATAGTGGGTATTGGCACAATGCATAAATCCAACGCAGTTCCTATTTTTAGCGACCAAGAAGCTAAAGATATCAGTTCAATGCGTCGCTAAATATTCGTTTATAGGGAATTTGTGAGTAAAGAAGATTTAATCAGGATGACAGGCACAGTGGAGGAATTATTGCCTAGTGCCATGTTTCGCGTTACATTAGAAAATAATCATCCAATTATAGCTACCATTTCTGGTAGACTACGTAAAAATAATATACGCATATTAACTGGAGACAGTGTAGAAATAGAAATGAGTCCATATGATTTGAACCGTGGACGTATAGTGTATCGCAATAAATAGAGTTATGCGCGATATTATAGACCTATTGGAAGAAAAGAAAAAACTTGAGCTCAAGGCATTGCCCTATGCAATGACTGCACTGGCTCCAGTCAAAAGCAAAGCCACACTAGAAAATCATTATGGTAAACTGGCACGTGGTTATGTGGATCGTTACAACAAGGGCGAAGGTGATGCCACTTTCAATGAAGCTGGAGCATATTTACACAACATTTATTTTCCGCAACTTCGAGCACCCAAAAACGGCAACAGCCCGTCGGGGGCAAGCCTGGCACTAATTAACAAGCATTTTGGAACTTTTACCGACTTTAAAAAAGCGTTTGCCGAAGAAGCAATGAAGTTGCAGGGATCAAATTGGATTTACCTAAGCAGACAAGGGCAGATTAAAACCATTAAAAATCATGCTAAACGCACAGATATTGCATTGTTGGTAGATTGGTGGGAACACGCCTGGGCATTAGACTACGGTACAGACAAGAAAAAGTATTTACAGAATATATGGCGTATTATAAATTGGGAATACGTCAATCGTAGAATTTACGCAGGAGAGCGAGCATGATTGAACTAAATGAAAGTGCAGTGGCCAAACTAAAGCAACTGTTTGAAGAAGAAGGTAACCCCGATCTTAAACTGCGTGTATTTGTGCAAGGTGGTGGGTGCTCGGGTATGCAATATGGATTTAGCTTTGACCAAGAGCAAAACGAAGATGATTTTGATGTCAATGTGGATGGTGTCACTTTGTTAGTAGACAGCGCGAGCGCACAGTATCTACGGGGTGCCAAAATCAAATATTCCGAAGATGCAATGGGTGCCAGTTTCAGCATCGACAATCCCCAGGCCCAGACTACATGTGGCTGTGGAAGTAGTTTCAACCCATATTAATCTACATATATAATTCTCAGCTAGTCTAAAGTCTTTTAAAAGCCATAAATACCTTGTATAAGGATGATTTATGGCACAGCAACTTGTCAATGTAGGCAATACAGCCAGTGACGGCACAGGCGATGAGCTTCGTGATGCGTTTACGAAAATTAACGATAATTTTGAAGAACTTTACAGCGGAAACGTACAAGTCACTGCTGCAAATATTCGCGTTTATTCTGTCGCAGGACGTACTGGAAATGTAATATTAACAGTCAGTGATATTACTGGCGGAGTAAGCAAAGCCTATGTGAATGCGGCAATTGCTGCAAATATAGCCAATGTATCGGGTGCAACATACAACTCAATTAACGCAAATGTTGCTGCAGCTAACGTAGTCATAAGTAATCATTCAGCAAGAATAACCACACTTGAAAGCAA